ACATTATTGTAATTATTTCCTGCTGTTATGTTTCCAAATTGAGAAGCATTAACAAAAGTTGCCTCCCCAACTCCTATTGCGAACTCAAAGTTTTCATATCTGTTGCCCTTTTTGAAATTGAAAGACCACCCTGTATTCACAATTAATGGATTTACTGTTGAAGCAAGAGTATATACAACAGGCACCCATTGTTTATTGATATTTGACCCCGTCGTTTCATATATTACATTTGACCATTCTAAACCTCTCAAATTATATGTTATAAGTCCAAATGCTGAATTAGTAAGCGACACTGCCCCTTCTGTTGAAAAGGACACCACCTTCAATGCGAATTGGTCGTATTTGTCCCACATCTCTCCCATGACATTTTTCATATCAATATTGTTAAATGTGAATGCCGTCTTTTGTGCATTAATAGTACACGGATTGATTGTTGATTTCGTAGATAATATAAGTGAAGCACTGTCTGATAGCATTTATATTATATGTATATTATTATTCCTTAACTCCTACAACTGAAAATGTGAAAAAGTTTCTATTTATTGCAAGGGGTTGGATTTCGCCTCCATTATTCGAACACCAACAATAAATCGTAAAATTGATATTCTCACTCTCTGGTTTGCGAAATGTATTTATTGACATCGGCGGTTCGCCATATTCTGCGTCATATGTGAATTGGTCTACATAAAACAATTGCTGTGTGAATCCATTTCCTTGTTTATATCCATTTGTCACACGTAAGTTATTGATAAATTGAAGACCTTCTAATTCAAACCACATACGACGTGTCGTTGCTGTAAATGTTGTCCCTGCTAAACAAAACCCAATATTATTACATATCAAGTTGAACTTCTCATATTTATTCCATAAACTGCCTAAAATATTCCTCATATTGATATTGGTAAATGTTAAGATTGTTCGAGTTGCGTTTGATGTTCCGAATTGATTTGTTCCTCCTCCTGATGGTAAAAGAAATCCATTCAGTGTGAAATTGACCTGCTCGTTTTGATACAGCAACGCATAAGGACTTCTGTAAATCTTAGTGTCATCAATCGGCACAAACGCCAAAAAGAAAATACGCTGTGCCATTGTTGCTGTTCCTCCTGTTTCATCTACGAACTGAAGAGTCAATTGAACATTGTTTGCATCAGGTTTTATCATTACAAATGTTCTACGATTTGATGAGCGGTTTAAATGACGTGGTAATACGGTTGTGATATCTATTGCCAAGTTTGTTTCATCAATCGCCGTTTGAAAACCCGCTTGTTTGCCTTGATACGATGCCTGAATAAGATTCAGACCGTCTTGGTATAGTGTTGCCATTCCAAGCAGTGCTGTTGCTGGAAATGTATCATTAAAATACATTTTGAAATACTTGTATTTGCTCCACAGCGTTTCGCCTAAAACAATTCTCAAATCAAAGTTGAAGGTCACAGTCATATTATTGGCACTTATTACTCCTGTTGTCGATGGGGTTGTGGTTAAAGACCCACTATTTAACCATAATTTTGCTATCTCGATATCCATTTATAATAAACGTAGATTATTATTAATGATTAATATGCTTAATATCTCGCATATCCAACACCGTTCTCGAAAACGAGCACCTGGTCATAGCATGCGAAAGCAGTCTGGAGCACAGTGATGGCAGCACCGGTTGCTTGGTAATAGTTGATGATACTGAAGATATCACTAGTATTGGTATTGGTTCCAGCGAATATGGACCCCTTATCAGCATTCTGGTATACCTCCATATCAATGCCAATCAAGAAAGCACCCGAATCCTCAGTAGACGCCTCTACCAAACTGGCAACAGTGTTGGGAACGTTGAGAGAAAAAGCAGTGTTGTCAATGGAAGGTTGAACCTGCAAATCAGCAAGAGAACCAAAGCACTTGACTGCCTCAGAGTAGATTTCCGGAATTGATGTAGGAGCAGTTGATGGTAGGACTTCAGACCCAACTCTGAATTGGTATCCAATGGAGTTGGCACTTCCAACACCGAAAGCACAGTGAGAAGAAGGCCACTGAGCATCAAGACCAGCAGTTTGTCTAGTAGCAACAACAATGTTCTTAAGGGACGAAAATTTGGCCGGAATTGGAAAACTCACCTGCGTCGCCGTAGTATTGGGCAGAGATGCCGAGTTTGTGTATGAGCGCCAAGACGGCATAACCACTTGCATCGGACTGGAAGAACCTGCCTTGATAGCAGCAACTGCGGAATCGGGCAGTTCTAAGAACTCACCAGCGTAATTTATGCCAGTAGCGGTAAAGTTAAGACCAGTACCACCTTGAACCATCATCGAGCGGATGAGGGAAGACTGGAGAACCAACTCGACTCTTAGAGGAGCAGCAGTCATCTCGAAAAGGGGTAGGTATTTCTCACCCGACAAAGCACCAACAAGGGATACCAAGTTGATGGCAAAGGGGAAAGTAGTGGTAGCAGCAGCAAGGGCACCAAGGGCGCGACCTCTATTCACCGAGCGAGTGTTTAATAAAGCAGCGGCAGCAACACCAACAGCACTATATTCCTCGTTGGTTCCAGTAGTAATAGCAAAGCGACCCTTGACGGCATCCTCAGGCGCCTGGTAATCATATAGGATTTTCGCCAACTGACCATAGTTATCAATATCCTCGAGCAAATTGGAGCCGTGGAAGACACGGACACGCTGGATGAAGTTATGCCATCCGCAACTCTCTAAAGCAGAGGAAGTGGAAGCACCTGAAGCAATCAAGTTAAAGTTGCCTCTCAAGTATGACTCGGAAGGAACCAAGCATGTATTGGAGCGGGTGGGGATGTTGATGGTGATGGTATCACCGGGGTTATATGTCCCGGTTCCGCCTTGTGGTTGTATTAAAGTGAGGTATCGACGGGCAGGGGCAGACTCTACTTTGGACTGGTATTTGAGGTTCGCAGGAATCATTTTGTATATATTACAAATGGAAAAAAAACATTCAGAAATGCTAAATGTTTTTCGAAATGGGCAAACCTAAGGTTTTCCCTTGCCCTTTCCCTTTCCTAAAGGGGGGTGCCGAGGGGTCTCCCCTCGTTTATCTTTTCAAAACACGTCTTTCAAGACCTCCCGAAACTTTTCTTGCAAGTGCCTCGGCAACTTGCGACATCGCGGGTCTTTCTAAAAGAGGAACTTTCGAACCGAATCTGCTCTTTCCCAATGGCATCTTATGACCCAGCATTGCTTTTCCCAAAGGTTGTTTGTATCCAATCATTTTATAATATATGACCACACATTAAAGGGAACTGTCGTTCCCTTTGGAACCCATACTGAAGGGGTGCCGAGGGGTGTCCCCTCGTTCAATCAGTAAATTTTATACAATCCAATTGCAGTGTCATTTGATATTGAATCCCATTCATATCCACTAAAGCACCATTGTTGTCAATGATTCGAATCTGAATCTGGTCCAATTTGTTGACATACAAATTTGTTCTAAAGTTATTCGGATTCTGATAAGTGATTATGCTAAAGGGTGCGACATAGACCGGAATGGTTGCCAAGATATTTTGATTATACGGTTGCGCCACATTCACATTATATGTTGGATAATTGCACTCGATATTCAGAGCGCGAATCTGGTTAAGATTCACACAATCCCGCCCATACAATAAATTCGCGGTCGATGTCGTATTCGTCGTTTTGCTAAAACCAAGTATATGATTTATTGACGACGCATATATTATAAAGTTGCTGCTCGCATGTGTAATGAGAATCTTACTGGTAATACTGCTATACGAAACTGTATAAGATGCGCCCATTGCTGTCTGGATTACCCCTATAAGTTGTATTATTGTGTAGTTTCCAGGTTGCACGTAATATGTTGTGACGGGTCCGGCGACGAGTCCGAAAGTGAAAGTGTTGTCAGGTGCAGTGATGGAATAGAAACTGTAGGGGATACTGGCATTCTGGAGACTGAGATAGATGTGGTGCCCATCGGGGATTTCTATCACGGGTAAATAGTAGATGCAATTAGCAGGATTATTTCCAACAACTTCCGTAGCGTAGCGTGAGTTTAAATAAATCTGTAATGATTCAATGTGTTCCATCGTAGTTAATATATCTCCATATTTTAGTTTGTCTGTATGTCTAAATGGTTGCCATTCTTATAGAACTTCTCTTCAAAGCAGTCTATGTCCATATGCTGATACGGTTTGTCAAAAATGTAATCATAAAGTGTCTTGGCATCTGAGTCGCTCATTTTTAGTAATTCTTTTGTGATTGCGCTCCACTCCTCTTTGTTGCGGACTCCACTGAATATACTGACCCACGTCAGTTGCTTCCTAAGCATCTTCGGGAAATACAAGTATGATTGCACTGTAAATAGAAAATGACAATTCAAGTGTCTCGCCTTAATAAGCATCGAATTCAGTTTGGCAACAATATGTTTGTCTTTTAGGTTGTTTGCAAAATCATCGATGATTACCAATGAATATTCCGGCATATCATCCTCCTCTCGGTCTTCCTTGATGCCGGTCAATTCATCTTTGATTTCATCGAGCGCTTCTGCTGTGAGTTCATGAAATACCTTGTCGTGTTTCTCAAACGGGTGTTTCTGAACCGAAAGGAAACTACTGACTGGGCAGAAATACCAAATGTGATGGAACTTACGCTTATACGTGGTGCGCATCTGTCCCAACAAATGACTCGTCTTTCCGGAACCACCCGAACCTATGTAGAGAGAGATTCCTCCGTTTCGCCGACTGACCCCCTCTACTACATCAGGTATATATGTGTCCATTGTTTCCTTCACAGGTTTGGTCTTAGGTATATTCGCATTGACTTCCTCTTTGATTGCTAATATTGGCATTATGCTATATCAATAGAAATAGTTTGAGGCGTTGTTTAATTTAGCAAAAATGTCGCCACCTACTATATACCAATGAGTTCGCTAAATGAAGAAGTGTTCGATGACAACGTGGAATTGCTTACGAAACCAAAGCAAAAGAAACCACGCAGCGAAGCACAGATTGCTGCTACTGAGAGAATGCGTGAATCACTATTAAAGAAATCTGCTCCAGTTGCTACTGAGAAAAAAATGATTCTCAAAGCAATCAAAGACAAACTGAATGGTCCGCCCAAAAATGCACCTGTCGAAGAGGAGTCGGAGGAAGAGGCGCCTACGGCGCCGCCAGTAGTGGTTAAGCGAGGGGACACCCCTCGGCACCCCGAGGTGCAAAAGGAGGTGAAAAAGGGGGTGCCGAGGGGGGAACCCCCTCGACCGAAGAAGGAACCAAAGGTGATTTATGAATCTGCATCCGAGTCCGAGGAGGAGGTTGTCATTGTGAAGAAGAAAAAGAAACCTAAGAAGAAGACAATCATCTACGAGGAATCCGAGTCCGAGGAAGAACCCGAACCTGCCCCGAAACCAAAATCGCGCGAAACCAAAACACAGCAGAATCTTAGGTCTTCCAGTGTTTTCAAGGTCACTGCAGAACCTACAAAACCGTCCGGTCCCGTATATTATTTTGCATAGGCGAGGGGACACCCCTCGGCACCCCTTTTGCCCAACTTTTTATAAAAGTTGATTGTATAGAATGTTAACTTGTCAATGTGGTTCTACCTTTTTGAAAAAGAATAAGACGCAACATATTAATACCCTTAAACACAAAACATGGTTAAAGGACGAAACATATGCTCAACGCCTTGACCGTGAAATGGCACAATTAATTATAGATGGACAAAATATAGAACAAAAAATGGAACCTCCCAAAGTAGAAATTGATTTAGAAAACAAGGAACCTCTAATTGTCGAACGAGGGGACACCCCTCGGCACCCCGACCAGGAAACGAGGGGTGCCGAGGGGCATCGCCCCTCGATGAATATTAATATTCATTGCAACAGGTGTAATGAGTTGAAACTCGCACTACAGGTCATAGGTATTTCTATGGGAATTACTTCATTTGCCCTCGTGCTTTGGTTGATTGCAAAAAAGTAAAATTTTACTATGAACATCGTGGCACACTTTACATAGTCGCCTCTTGCGCCGAGGTTTTAAAATCAAATTCAAAGTTGATTTTAAAAGTTTCACATTCCTTGTTTCGTAGGTCTCTGTTTGATTTTTCAGAGACCTACGGATTGATTTTTGAGACCTACGGATTTTTTTTACTTAGGAGGCGCCCAGGAAAATTGACCCACTTTCCAAAACAAGTTTTGGAGGGTAAATTTAAAAATAAAACATATTAACTTGTAAAATGAACACTGAGATTAAAAAGATTAGAAAATTCTGTTGCTCCACCTGCGGGGTTGAGGGGCATAATAAAAATAACACCAAGTTCCACCCTGCTGTCCCAGCAGATGAATTATACACAGAGTGGATTGTCGAGGTTAAAGGAGAGCAAAAAGGAGAGTATTACTTCGCGCAAGACGAGAAACGTGCAATCCTGTTTTACACAGAGGTTATTGGAAACTTTTATAATAGAAAAATAACTACTGCCTTGTATGCATCAGCGAAAGTGGTAAAATTAACCACTATTTCAAATCCTGACAGAGACGATGATGGCAAACGAGTAAATAAAGTCATCAATTGTAAGTGGAAAGACCGTAGTAAGAAACCGTTTTTCAAATGTGAAACTTGTAGTGGATTTTGCGACCGCTTGATTGAATATTGCGGACTAAAAGGAGAAGAATGGCAGGTTTGTGAGGACTGTGAAATCAAATTCGACGAAGAGAGAATCCAGAATATTGATGACCCTGATATGCCCAATATTTATCCTTACAAAAAATGCTCTGAGTGCGAAGGGCGCAGCAGTTGTGGCAGTTATGATAAAAATATGTATTGGTTATGCGAGGGTTGCACTCCCGAAGAGGAAGAGGAAGAGGTAGGTGATTGTTAAATTATATTTGTATTTGTATATTTTGTATATTTGTTAATTAAGAAAATGATAGGGGGATATTCCCCTTTTTTTACTGCATCTGTGCCGTGCCCCCGTTCTTTTCAATTGCCTTGATGATTGCCTTATGGGTAAAAAACACAAGACTGTATTTGGTTCCAACCAGGTCTTTCGGATTCCAATGCTCCTGTGTGGTCCCATCAAACTTGATTGGGTGATGTTTCGCGCTGCATCTTTCACCTTCGATAAACAAATCGCCCCCTTCATATTCCCCGAAGGAAACAATTACCAATTCGCCCACATTGCTCTTGTCCTTATGTTTTTCACACTGGATGTTGCGGTTCATATAAATGGTCGTAAACGGATGATTTGGGCAAACCACCTTTGACAGTCGCATCAATTCATCGTGGATTTCCGGATGTTTCTTGCTCATCCTCGATTTCTCGTGAATCACCTGTCTTGTGAAATGATAGGACATGCCCCACGAGCACGCCCGGTGCTTCTCCGTGAATTGCGCCCGACCCAGTGTATTGGGCGCCTTGATTGGCAGTTTAATTTTTTCCAACATCTCATACAATTTGCTAAACTCTTTTTTGTCTACTACAGGTAAATAGGAATATTTTGGTTCGGTCATTTTTCTATACATTTGGTGCATACAAAAATCTAAGAGGGCATTATGCCAATTGTTTTCAAATCACGTATGATTGATTGTTCACTTTCCGGAATATTTGCAACTAACAACCATTCTATGAACTTTTGCCAACAGGTCATTCCTATATTAATTCCAGAGAATCTTGTCTGCGTAGAAACTTGGTGTTCCCACTTTATTACGATTCTTTTCGTGCCTTGTTCGATACAACCGACGGCGGTTGTTTGCAAAGTCTAATCCTTCTTCTTTTATGTAGGACCGATAATCGTCATATTTAATGGCGCCTATTGACGCCACCTTGTCGCCTTCCAAAAAAACATCTAGTTTCTTTCCCTTAACCTTTGATGGTTTTATTTCAACACCTAACTGTTTTGCATTTCTAAAGTGTGCTGGGTCAGGTTTGAACAGCATCTATAACATGTAGGGACAATTGTTTTCTAAACTCATCTGCTTTCCGTTGCAATGCATCCAGTTTCTTTTTTGTTTCCTTCGTTTTCATTTCCAATACAGATTTCTTTGGACGGGGATTCTTAGGCGGGTTAGGCGGGGTTAGGCGGGGTTGCCTCGGTGGCGTTGGTGGACGGGGTATTATGTTCCTACGCGGTTTCCTATTAGGCGGGATTATTCCCTGCCTGAGTTCCGTAAGCATTATTGTAAGGGGGTGCATTATAATAATGGGTCACTATATTGTTTGTTTAATTACGCTAGAGGACGATTCCTATAAAATAACAGGGTTCCATTTTGTTCCTTTGTTCCTTTTTGTTCCCTGTTTTTAAAAGGTTGTCTAAAAAAGTCAATTCCTGAGAGGGGTTTGAAAAACAGGGAACAAAAGGGAACAAAGGAACAATTCAATCTTCAATGATATTCTTTCATTCTTCTTCATCATCAGTGGAAATTTCAACTTCAACTTGTTTAATTTTGCACCCACTGAAACCGCCTCTGTAATATTCCTTAGAAAACGGTTTGCAACCCATTCCAGTCAGATTTTTATTGTATTTAAATCCCAACCGAGTCATACCACGAATGATTTCTTTGTCTGTTATTTTACTTTCTTTGACAATCCACTCTTTGGGCACACGACCATCCTCATCAAACTCACAGTGTTCATCAAACCACATACGAAACACATCATTTTCTAATTTGGTCTGGGCGGCATCATTCTTGAATTTCTCAGGTATAGCAACCATTTTCCTCTCGGTGTATTTTTTGGCATATTCAACAATCAACTCAAACACTTCATTATAATATTCTCGTTTTATCAAATCACCTAATTCAATGTTGGCAATAAATTGAAGGCGGTCGGGATTCTCGGTCTTTCTCATACCAGTTCTGTCAAAGTGCGACCCAAATGTAATTTGCTTGTATCGATTATAAACGGCCTCTTCATTGGGGTCAATCGATGGAATGTGATTACTTAGAATGAATGCCTTGAATAAAACATTGATGCTTTCGCTGGTTCCATACATGATTTCATTCTCAATCGGTTTTCCTTCGGCAATGCACTTCATAAGTGTAGATGCTAATTCTTTGTCTTTTGAGAATTCTTCTAACCAAACGAGGCGCATTCCCTTGGTCATACAAAGTTGTTTATGGACTTTTGAATTGCCCTCTTCTAATAGTGATTTCTGTGCCTTGTAAACATAGTTCGGCATTAATTCACAAAGAATATCAAAATAGAATGTCTTACCATTGTCGCCCTTTCCGCCATCAGTGCCGTCAATCATAAAATACATAGATTTCTCAAGATGAGGCATACCAAGAAATGAAAATCCAAGCACACTGAGAAAATACTCAAGATGTTCGTCATTGTTATTGAGAATCTTCTTCAATACATTTTTAAGGAATTTCTTTTTGTCAGCATTAGCAGCAGTCCAGTCATATGGAATAGTTTGAGTAAGATAATCGTCCCATTGTAATCCGTGGCGAAACACACCGGTTTTCAAATCCATCATACCATTTTTGAATGCAAGTTGATATTGATTGCAATTGAGTTTATCTTCGAATTTATTATCAATCAATTGCCCACGCAAACTTTTAACTATTTGAGAGGCGTATCCGGACCCGTTAATTGTTTTGTATTGTTTCATGTATGTTTCTTGGATTTTTATGAGTTTTTCTTTTTCAGCGCCATCGGCAATCATTATCATTCTGGAATTTTTAAGTTGTGAGAAGTCAATGAATTTTCTAATCATTCTCATAATTGCGTAAAATGGTTCTTTCACGCGTTCCCATAGTTGGGTTTCCTCATTGAGTAAGAACCATTGTTCTTTACACAATTTCAATATCTTTTTCATTTCGGGGGCAATGATTTCACTGCAACGGACAAGGTCATCGACATCATTGGTGGAAATATAAAAAGGAGGACTGTATTTTTGATTAATTTCGCGAAATGCCAATGGGTTGCTTTCCTTGGCGTAATAATACAACGATGAAATTGTAATATTTCCCCCTTTGAATGAATCCCATACACGTTCAAATATGTCTTCATCATACAGGTCTCTACTTCGCATAGACAACTCGCGTGCAATTTCTTTATAGTCTTCGCTCTCGCTTCTGAGTGCCCATAGAATATTTCGCCAATCATTATAGCAACCTTTGGCGCAGATATATTTGTCATCAATGATTCCACACATCTCGGTAATTTTATTAGAATCAGGCGATGAACTGCTTGCAACTGAGGTGGGACTTTTCGGTCGTTTCTGTTTCATAATAAGTCCACGCTCGAGGTCCTGTTTGGATATTTCAAGAATTGGTTTGTTGGCATTAACCAATCCTGTCAAAGGGGCATAGCACCCGAATCCACATAGTAATTCAACATTGCACGGTGTTGTTTCGCCATCTCTGTGAAATTGCATTTTTTTTGAGTCTGGTATAAAATCCTTAGAAGTAATCAGCAAGTGTTTGCCGTAGGATTTTCTTGCTGATTTGTAATATGGAGTGTTCCACGCAATGGTGTCATACTTGTCTTCGTAATCTGCAGTATCAATATCAATCTGCATAACTTTTGATGAATCCATAGTGATGTGTGTGAATTGTGATTTGAATGCTGGAGATTTAAGTAGCGCTTGTCGTTTGCGTAAAAGGTCAGCATCACTAAAGTCGTGAATATCAACTTCCGCATAAAGTGGGTGGTTGATTTGGTTGAAAATTTTGGGTTCGGTCTCGCTCGTGATTGTGAGTGAGATTGGAAACCATTTGATGTTGTGTGAGTCGCAGAAGTCGGGGATTGAGGTGTCGGTCATTGTTCCTAAAGTTTCGTATATATTTAGAAAGTATATTATTTCCAAGTCCTTTTCCATTTTCAATCAATTTTTTGAAGTCCATAAGACATCAAAAAACTTATAGCAGACATCGCATTATGTCTCTGACTGCACATTTCCATAGGTAATTTTTCGCCATTGCTTTTCTTGCGTATGCAAGTTGCTTGTCATAATTTTCCTCTTTCCAATTATCACACATCTCTTTGTGTCTCTCGATATTCTTATCGTGCCATTTCTTATTGGCGCGTTTTTGTGCTTCTGTAGTAGGCATTTTAGTTTCAGTATATTATATGCAACTATATTTTCTAAATCAATTTTTGCGTTCCCCTGTAATACAACAGAACTTGACCCCTGCTTCTATGAGGTCTCGGGGATACTTATAAGGGTTTGTGAAATTGCGTTCACATACACAGACGTAAGAGTCTAAGTTGCGTCGGGACATTTTGGGGAACTTGACTTTGCATATTTTGCAGAATTGGAATGAGATGATTTCGTCGGGGTTGGATTGCATTCTATATCATGTGTCCAGAAATTAATTCTGCCGAGTTTAACGAATTTATTCCTAAAGTAATTAGAGCCCTGCGAGAACATTTGTAATTCTTGCAGGTTGTCCCATTCTTCGCGTGCTTGAATACTCATTCTCAATGCGATATTTTTTTAAATCATTTGCTTTGTCGGCACATTCATATGAGCAATATTGACCCTTATCGCCAACAATATAATAATCCTTTTTTGTATCGAATTTTGCACCACAGTATGTGCAAGTTTCAATTGTATTATTTGCTCGGTCTTCAATTAGTTGCTTGAGTTGTTTTTTTGTTAGTTTCTTTTTTGGTTTGGGTGCTTCCTCAACTACTGGTTCGGGTGCTTTGACAACTACGGGTTCAACTATAGGTTTTGCTTTTACGCCACCCGTTTTTACGTTGCTCCAATCTTTTAGAAAATCTGCTTTATCACTTCCAAAGAAAGACGTGATGCCGTTGTCTTTTGACCATTGTTTTAAGAATTCATTATATTTGGGACGAGTCTGTGCTTCCATTATAATATTATCCATCATATTTCTAAATTCGAATGCCCATTCAAATTTGTGAATCAATTTTTCATTCCTTGTCATTGATTCGGACATAGTTCTTTGCCTGGTCGATAGAAGACCCCATTGCCTGCATATCGGCACTCATCTTCTTAGTCTCCTCCATAAGTTCCTTATAGTTCTTGGTCAAGTAGAAGTGCCGCAAACTATTTACCGATTTCTTCCCACCGAAGATTCCGTTGAGGCGCTGGTTAAGAGACACATTGGTTAAGGGTTCGAGACTGGTATTGAAAAGAAGATTATCAACTTCTTTGGGAATAAGTGCAATCCATTTTTGTAGAATCTTTTTGAGCGCCAAAGGCAGGTCCAACTCTTGGCGTCCCTTGAGTTCCTTGCCCATCTTCTGCGCTGTCTTATATTGGTTGAAGACGAGTTTGTTCTTTTTGAAATCGACGTAGTTGTCTTTTTCAGTATCATAATTCTGATACAACATCGCGCAGTAGTCGAGAGCACGACGAGGAACAACGTGACCATTATATAAAGATAGGATGATGTAATTCTGGATGTCCATAAGGTCAACGACCCTATGTGCCTTTTTCTTGAATAAGACATCGGCATTTTGTTTGAGGTCGGCAGTGATGCCATCAATCTCGGTCTGTGAGATTGCGGACTCTGCAAGTTTGGGGGTCATCTCTTCCTTTTTAATATCATCGGAATAAGACTTGATATCGTTCATCATGGTCTCTTTGAAAACCTTTTCGTCGGGGGCGATGGACAGCAAGGCAGCGAGATAAGTCTTTCGGACGTTGAAAGGTTTCGACTCGAGGAACTCCATGACCTCCTTTGATTTCTTAAAGTTGCCCACATCGGGTTTATCCGTGGCGCCGAAGGCGCCCTTGTAAACGGAGCGAAGCAGACTGTTGTAAGTCTTAAGAGACCCAGCGCTAATATTTGGTTTTGATTTCTTGATATCATCGGCAAAGTTCATAGTATATATTCTACGGCGACTTTATTCTAAATGTTTTCTTACGTGTTTAATTTATTTTGAGTTGTCGCGACAAAAGAATATATTGTAAAATGATATAGACAACAAGATGCCGTATTCAATTGAGAGAACTGGAAGTGGATACAAGGTGTGCGACAGTGCCGGTAAGTGTTTTAGCAAACAGTGTTTGCCAAAGAAGACTGCAGAGAAGCAGAGGATTGCCATCGCCATAAGTGAATCTATCCGCTCGAAGAAACCTGTTTCTTCGTTTTTCAAATAAAAACTGCTGCAGAAGTGGTGCGGGGGCGTAATTAAACAGAAATTTAAGGGTTAAAAGAAGAAAATAACTGTTTAAACGCTTCCACAGCGTGATTAAAATATTTTAATATAGGGTTAAGAGCAGTTAAATGACCTTTTTCTTCGTTAATTGCCGTTTATTTGTTTATTTAAG